GCTTCGGGTGACGTCGCGATCAGCGTTCCGAGAACCGCGACGAGCGGGCCGGGAACGATCGACCCGAGGATGCCACCGATCGGGCCGAGAGCACCGACGAGCTTGCCCCCGCCGAGCGACAGCAACCCAGCGATGACAGGTGCGAACGCTTTCCCGAAGCCGAGCGCCTTGTCGACGAGATCGCCGATGCCGCTCGTGCCTTCCTTCCCGAAGGCTTTGATCTTCTCGGTGATGCGAGCCATGATCTTGTCGACGTTCGCGAACGTCGGGCCCATCTTCGTCGTGAGGACACCGACAACCTTTGTCACCACAGGGATAGTGGCGCGCAGCAACTTCGAGAAGCTGTTCGCCCACGTCACTGCGAGCCCGCCGCCACCCTTCTTGATGAACGGCTCAGCGATCGCTGAGCCGACGTCACGCATCGCGCCCTTGACGCTGTCCTTCGCCCCGGTCCAGGTCGACTTGAGCCCGGCGGCTGCACCGCCGAAGCGCTTCGTCATCTGCCCGGTGAGCGCTGTCAGCGCAGCGTTCGCGTCGAGCGTGCCCTTCGTGATCTGCGTCTTGATGTCGACGGCCGACTCGCCCATGGCCTTGCCGATCAGCTCGGCGGCGTTGATGCCTCGCCCGCCGAGCTGCATCAGATCCTCACCGGTGATCTTCCCGGCGGATCTGATCTGCGAGAAGACAGTGACGATCTCTGACAGGTCCTGAGCTGTGCCGCCGGTCGCAGCAACGGTGTCCTGAATCGCTGACAGTGTCGGGATGACTTCCTTCGCAGAGAACCCGAAGGCGAGCATCTGCTGAGTGCCGGAGATGAACGCCTGTCGAGGAAACGGGCTTGTCTTCCCGAACGCCTCGAGGTCCGCCATCATCTTCTGCGACGCGGCCTGCGACCCGAGGATCGTCGTGAACGCCTTCGACGACGACTGATACAGCGTGTTGTACGCGACGCCTGCGCCGAGAACTTTCGCGCCGAACACCGACGCAGCACCGGCTGCGATCGTCAGTCCTGTCGTCACCGACTTGCCGACCTGCGCGAACGCACCGCCGATCTTCGAGCCGATCGTCGACCCGGCAGACTGGCCAGACTTCGTCGCCGCCTGGGCGATCTGCCGCTCCATCGCGGCGGTGTTCGCCTGCACCGCGACCGTCAACGCCGAGTATTCACCGGCCACGAGGAGTCACCTCTCCACCGCGTAGCTTGCGCAGTATCGATCGCCACGGCGACGGGCGATCCTGCTGCACTGTCGTCGGCTGTTCGTGACCCGCCTTCGCGGCAAGCTCAGCAGGCCGGTCGAGCGGCTTCGGCATGTCGAGCTTCTTCTTCGAGTACACCTGCCGTGTCACGTAGTCGAGATGCGTGATGCCGTCAGCGATCGCCGCGAGCAGATACGCCTCTTGTGACCAGCAGTTCTCGACGCCAGGCTTGACACGAGTCGACGGCGGTAGCCGGTCCCAGAGCACCCAGAACCGGCGCATCGACATTCCCGGAGCCAGTACGTCGACTCCGTATGCGTTGAACATCGCCGCCTCTACGTCGGGGAGGAAGCGGAGCCTGGCAGCGACGATGAGGTGGGAAAATCCATGTTCTCGCGGCGCGCTGCCTCCTCGATGATGAGGTTGACGTGACCCATTGTCGGCCCTGCGGCGACGAAGTTCCTCGCGGAATCCTCGTCGAGCACGGCGAGCAGCGTGAAGACGGCCTTCTGCACGTTGCCTTCAGCGAGCATCGCGGACACTTCTACCGGCCACTCAGAAGACGGCGGCAGCGCGAACTTCGCGCCACGGAACGAGAAGACGAACGGCTCGCCGAGCGCCTCTCGCTGCGCGGCCTTCGCGGCGTCGAGATCGTAGACCTCGCCCATCACGCCGCCTCGCCCATCATGATCTCGGCCAGCTTGCCGTTGTCGTCGAGCGCTGACAGCGTCGCGTCCCAGCCGATCGCAGAGCCGCGAGAGAACGTGACGTCACCGGAGTCGGACAGCTGCGCCCGTGGGAACAAGATCCGGAAGATCGTGTCCTGGTCCTTCACGTCGAGCGCCACGGCGTACAAGATCCCACCGCTGTCGGAGCGAACGTCGAACTCGAGCAGACCACCGACAGCGGTCGGCGGCGCAACGTCGAACCACAAGCCGAGCGACAGCGGCGCTGTCTCCCACATGACGAACTGCAGCTCGAGCGACTTGCCGGTGATCATCGTGCGCACCGGGCTCGTCGACTGCCACGGTGTCAGCGACTCGGAGTCAGTCGACGCAGACAGCGTCACGCCGTCGTCGCTGACGTACCCAACGGCCTGCCAGGGAGTGCCAAAAGCCGTGTCGAGGTCGGTCGGCAGTGCAGTACCTGTCGGGCCGATGAAGACACCCGCTCCGTTGTTCAGGCCGAGGAGAACGTTCTCGGCGTTCAGTGTCGGTTGGGTCATGACGAACCCTCCATCTCGAGCAGTCCTGTCGCGACTGCGGCAGGAACGAATCCGGCGGGGTGACAGCGCACCTCGTACCGGGCTACATACCTCGGCGGCCCATCACCATCGGGAAGCCATGACGGCCCGATAGTCGGCTGCACGTAGGTGATCACTCCTTCGTCCCACGTGATGCTCGGAAGCCTGAGCATCACGTAGCACGCTTCCCATGCCCGTTCTCTTGCTGTGCCTCGGTCCGAGGCGCGGGCATCGATCTGGAACTCGTACCGGGTCTGCCACGGTGGGTGATCGACCGTCGCGGCGTCGACCCACGACCGGATTCCTCCGATCGCCTTGAGCTGCGACCAAACATGCGCCTCGATGTCTGGCTGCACAGCGACATCAGCGGCCATAGCGTTGCCTCGCTGTGAGAACGGCAGGACCGAGCATCGGATGCGCCGGTGTATCACTCGTGCCGTGCTCGACGAGCGGTGCGTACGGCACTGCGTTGACGACCTGATAGCGAGCGGTCGCCGTCTTCACGACGCGCCAGCTGCTGCGAAGACGTCTAGTGCGTACGGGTGTTCTCGCTTGCGCTGCGCGCATGATCTCCCCGGCTGTCCTGCTCATAGACGGGTCGACGATCCGCAGCGGCGCAGTGCGATCAGTGATCCGGTACGTCGTCAGTCCTGCCATGTCGTCACCTCCGTAACGGCGCACATCCAGCAGTCGAGCCCGAGACCTACCGGGTCAGCGACGATGCGAGTCTGCGACAACACGTACCGCTTGCCTTGAACGTCGATCGTGCAGCCCTCGACGACCGGGGCGTCGGTCGGAAGAAACACTTGCCCGATCGCGTGGTACTTCGGGTCGTACGGCCCCGCACCGCCGCCCTCAGAGGCGCGAGGGTCTGACGTACCTCCAGCGAGCTGCAGATTCCCGAGCCCGGTCCAGACGACACCCTCATCAGGCTGCGCCCAGCCGTACTGGTCTTCTGTAGACGATGGCCCATGCAGGTCGACAGTGTCCGGTGCGAGCAGCAACATGTCAGACCCCCGGAAGTGTTGTCGGCCAGGCGTCAGTCGTGACCCACGACGCGGTGAACTGGACGTACTCGTCGACGACGTAGGCACCGCCAGGCACGTTGTAGAAGTACAGGTCGATACGGTTGGCCCCAAACAGGTTCGCGACGATGCCGAGAGCCTTACCGCTGCCCAGCATCACGTTGCCTAGTGGGCAGTACGCAGCGTTCGGCAGAAACCCAGCGGGGGCCGTGAAGACGGGTTGCCCTCCGTACGCCCCGCCTGCAGCTATCCGCTGCAGGCGGCCCGATATCCAGATGACGTTCTCGATACGGCGGAGGCGCAGATGCCCGCCGCCGACCGCGCCGAGCTTCCACGCCGAGTCCATCAGCGATGAGATGTCGCGGTGCTGCGTGTCGCCGTACACCAGGCGCCACGTCGTGCCGTCAGAGATCCACGCTGTCTTCGTTCCGGTGACGTAATAGCCGACTCCGGTGTACGACGCTGCTGCAGGCAGGTTCGCTTGTGCAGCAACGTTCGTGAACAACGAACCGCCAGCGGGTCCGACCGTGCCACCCGATGCGCCGGGAATCCCTTGCGCGCCCGTGGCCCCAGGTGGTCCGTCCATTCCCTGTGGTCCGGGAACTGTGCTAGCAGCACCTGTGGGCCCAGGCGGGCCCGTGGCACCCGTAGCCCCAGGCGGACCCGGAACCGTGCTGTCGGCGCCTGTAGGGCCGGGTGGACCCTGGGGCCCCGGAGGTCCCGGAACTGTGCTAGCGGCACCGGGAGGTCCCTGTGGACCCTGCGATCCGGTCTGCTGCACTGCGGCCTGCGCTGTCGGTGCAGTGCTCACCGTGAC